CTCTTTTACAGCTTCCTCAACGGCTGTATTCTGTGTTTCTTCAGACATTTTTACTCCTTAAGTGGATTATATTATGTGATAAATTAAATATAGTTTTATTTAATAACAATTAGAAATTAAGATATGCCATATTCGTCTGGAGTTACTCCATACTTCTCGAATATTTCTGACATTTCCATTGAAATCAGCATCATTTCTGAAACTGATATATCTTTATCTTGTAATTTTTTGACAGGTGCAACTTTGCTACAAATGAATCCTAGTAAATCATTATTAGCTTGAGATATTTGTTTTAATTCCACAATGTGCTTTAATATTATTTTTAACAGATCTTTCATTTCAAATCGAATCTTCTTCCTGCGATTACTCGCATTTTGCCTTTAATTCTTTCTTGTATTTTTTTTTCTAATAATTTCATACCTGCTTTGAAATTTTTTCCTAACAAATTATCATCTAATAATATTTTAGCTTCTTGTATTTCGTCCGATGTGTAAAACCATTTTCTTATTTTTCCACCTTTGGCTCTACCGTTTAAATGATAAGCACCGTAAAACTCTCCTTTAGAATTTTTTGCTCTATTAAAATCAGGACGAATTATTACTCTGTTTGCCTGTGGATTAGTAAATATTTTAATCGGGATACTGTTTTTTAGGTTACCAGTAAGTTGCATCATTGGTTTTCCACTTACGCCAATAGCTTTTCTAAAATCTTTATAACTTTCAGAATATTCAGCATAAGTTTTTCCGTTTATATCTTGATTAGAAGTAAATGTTTTTTTTACTTGTTGCAATGCAGCTCTACCTACACCTTTAATTACATTATCAAATATTAATTTTGGTAACTGTCGTCTTTTTAATTTTTTAAAATCGACATTAGTTTGGACTGTTATTCTCATCTTGAACTTCTACTGGTTGATTAACTTGTGCATTTTCATCAATTACTCTTTGTGCATCTTCTATTGTTAAATCTTTATTTTCTTCTGCCAATAGATGTGCCTGTGTAGTTAAGTTATGCTTTAATTTGTATTCGTTCAACATAATCTTATCTTGAGTAGTCATTGGATATTCAACTTCAGAGAAATCTACTTTGAAATTAACAGGATCTGGTAATCCTAAACTATTTTGATTTGACAAAGCATATTCTACTTTGTAAAAATCTTTTTCGTACTGACGATATAATTCTTTATCATCAATGAAATCTTCGTGGCGTTCTAAGTCTTTAATCATTAAAGAAATACCACTAGGTACTTCGCCACCTGATTGTGCGAAAGTAACAAACAAATGATTATTTAATGCTACTAATTCTATTTGCCATTTGATGTTTTCAATAACATCACGAACATTACCTTCTGGAGATACAATATTATAATTACTACCTTCTGGCAATGTTAATATTTCATCTGATCCTGCTCTAACATTTGCGTTATCAGAAACTAAACCTGTTACAACTGGCTGTCCAAACATTTGAAATCTTAAACCTAATTGCATTTCTGTCATTGTAATATTTATATGCTCATTTGCAGATACTAAATCTGACGCACCTTCAACAAAAAAAGAATCTAATTGCTCTTCTCTATGTGAAAAAACAAAAGGCAAAATACCAAGATTGTGTTCTATTTCCTCTAGGACATTACCATTTTCATCAAACTTCATATGTAATTCACTATCCCAGTAAGCATACATTAAATCATCTGTATCATTTATATCAGCGTGTCCGTGCATCATTGGATATACAATAGCTTCTGGTTTATATGGATTATCTCCAAAATATGGCTCAAAATAATATATAGGACGATATTCAAATCGTTCTTCCATTTCATCATACATTACATAAGTTGCACAAGTTCCAAGTAACCTAGTCATTCTTTCCATTTGTTTCATACGAGCATTTTTTACGGAAGTCAAATTATCATATCTATCATTTACATTTCTCTTAGCACCTATTGTATATATTTTTGACATACGATTAACAAATTTTTTCACGATATTAGTATTGTAGTGAGGTATCTCTTGGAATGCGTCTGACTTGAAATATCCTTCAATATATTGATCTGTTAAAGATCCAGAATAATAATCTAAAAATTTTCTGACTTCTTCCCTTCTTGCCTTTGCTTGTTCTTCCTTGAAGTGTGTAAGTGAGTCTTGTATAATTTCTCTAGCTGTTAAAACCATTAAAGTATTCCTTTTATCGTGATATTCTTCCAATGAAATTACTTCTAATCGGAAATCTATTCAAGATAAAATATCTGAACGCATCGCAACCGTGTTCAAAGTAACCGTCCTTGATAGGATTGTTAGATATGCCCTTACCCTCTTTGGCTTCTGGAAATCTGTATCCTTCAAAATCTTCTGCAATTCCTACACATTTTTTATCTACTTTTATTCTGCGTAATCCTTCTGCATTTTCAAAAAATCCTCTGCAATAACTTACACCTGCTTGTATATCACGAGATAATCTATCCATACGATATTCTACAAAAATTCCGTGTCTGCGTAAAATGTGTATATCTCCCATACCTGATTGTCCTTGTACAAAACTACCTGCTGGATCTCCATAATACGTTATAACTGGATATGGCTTTGCTTTTATTTTTTCTGCTAATTTATCAGTAGGTATGTTCCTTTCGTGTATTATTTCATCAATAATGTTTATATGCCAATTACCATTTTCCTGGAATGTTTGAAACCATAATACTGAAGGCATACGAAAACCAAAGTCCATAGAACAGTATGTAGGTAAATTAGGTTGATATGGAACATCTCCCATATCTTTATTTCTATCAAAAGGATACACTCTACCTTCCATTGAAGTAAACTTTGCAGCAAATTCTTGATCAAATAATTCTTTAGACATATTACGCTTTCTTTCCTGGATAAAAGAATCTTTCTTACCGTCTGGAAACGCATATTGATTTTCCCAACTTGGAGATTGTTGTGAATACCATTTCGGATCAGACTGTCCTAATAAATACAAATCGTATATCCAATTAAAACCTTCAGGGGTTGTAATAAATATTGCTTTACCTTTTCTATCTACTAGTGTTGGAGATAAATACATATCCCAAATTCTTCTTGGCATTTTTGCTGCCTCATCAATAATAAGTAAATCAACTCCTTCTCCAACAAGGGAGTCAGGATTTTCACAAGACATACCTTCAACAGTAGTTCCCCATTTAAATTTTATGTACTGTTCTTTCTCTGATGCCCTGTCAATATCATTTGCTTTACCTGCTACCATATCTTTCCATATCTCACGAAACATTAATCTTGATTTTTTATAAGATAATCCTACGAGCCATATTTTTTTATTAGGTTGTGCAGCGTAAAACTCTGCCTCACGAAAAGCAGCAGTCGTTTTTCCATATCTTCTTCCACATATATTTACAAAGTAAGATGCGTCAGGTTTATCTGGAAAATGTAACTTTCGTTGCCCTTTGTGTGGTTTATACTTCATAAAGTCAAACCACTTTTGTTTAAATTCGTGTTCTTTACTTTTCACTTTGTTTTTCTAGCTTGACTAATTCTTCAAGCCACTTGCGTCTTTCGCTTTCAGTAGGACGGCGTGAGGGCAAAGGATCTAATCCAACTTTTTTTGCTCGTTGCAACAAAGCATATCGTTCTGCTCTATCCTCTCTGCGTTTTTGCCTATAAGGTTTTTTACCCTGTTTTATTTTATCGATTGCTTTTTTTTCTTTTATTTGCCTTTTACGAGGTTTGTCGTTTTCCGTGTTTCTTTCTGGAAGCGTTTCTATCATTTCAGCAACCTCTTCACTTTCGGCGTCAATAATATCATCTGCGTCTATTTGTTCGGCTTTCAAAAATTTTTCGAATGGACTATCTACGGTTACATTAATGTTTTTTACTAATTTTCCAGAGTGTTCTAATACAAGTCGCCCTGCTTGTACATTACCTTCAACTGCTTCTCGTATCATACTATTCAATACCATTGGTAATTTAGCATTGAAAGAAACCATATATTGTTTATAATACATATCAACAAAACGATCATCGGCAAACCAACCGTGTATTGTTTGTGGTGTAACCTTTAACTCTTTGGCTAATTCTCTTTTGGTTATTTCAGGATTGTGTATTAATAAATCAATAGCAGCCATTTGATTGGCTTTCTTTAACTCGATATTGCTCATTTACCTTGTCCTCTATATTTTTTCTTGTAGTATTTTTTTGAGTTTTTATTTCCAAACTTGGTATTATGGCTCATACCTTGCCGAGTTTTTTTTGCACCATTAGACTTCCTAGTGCGTTCTTTAAATAATGATCGCCTCATTTTTTATAGACTTTTTCTGCTCCTGCAATTCCGAATGAGCCAAGTGTTACCCAGACAAACGAATTATATATGTAGTCGTTTACCATAAGTTCTATACCAATGATACCCATTGCTAAATCTACAATACCAAATACGCACATCAACGCAAAGGACAAAAAACCAATAATGTTTTTTTCGTTATACTCGTTTTTATCTTTAAACAGTTCCCA